ATTTAGTGTCAGTCTTTTTTCTGGCATTTGTTTCTCCTGTATTGGTTAAATTAAAATTGTTTTAACAGTTGACAAATACATTGTCAAGTATTATATAGGAGAAGTTCCCTTTTGCTAATATACGGAATTAAAAAACTCAAATTAGATTGTAGCAGGCAACCTGAATATCGGGATCCTGCTACATTATTTGCTGGCCTCTATTAGTGCTGTGGTCCATGGATCCACTAGTGTGAAGAGGGGCCTGCAAATAAAAAAATTCAACCTGAGGTTGAAGCTACAAGCGCCAAGCCTCAAGCAGCAAGCAACGCTTGACAGCTGGTGAAGGATAGTATAGGATGTATTTAGAAAGGATATATATGGACACTGAACAATTAAAAAGAATAGCTGATGTATTGGAAGAGATCCTGCAGCTGGTTAAAGCGGACCAGGAGAGATCTAGAAAATACATGGAAGAAAAAAAAGATGAGTAGGAGACAAGGATCTGAAAGCATAGCAGCGCTAGTTAATCACTGGCGCTGGCTCCTGGATCAAGGACCATGTTACAAGGAGCAAGCGGCAAGCTGCAAGCGTCAAGCAGCAAGCTTGACAAGACAAAACTATAAAGTTATAACATCCTATAAACTAAAGGAGAAAGAAATATGTTAGTAAAAGAAGCAAAGTTAATTACAGACAGCCTGACTGGCACAAGTAAAATGCCAGGTAAGAGCTACTCTCTTCCAGCGTGGGAGTGTCAAACAGGCGCGAAGCTCAGGAAGGTTAAGACCTCCCCGTGTTTTGGTTGTTATGCCCTGAAGGGTAACTACACAAGATATCCAGCTATCAAAGCAGCGCAATACAGGAGGCTTGACTCATTGACCAACCCGTTATGGGTTGACGCAATGGTTGCACAAGTTAAACGCATGAAGGTCTTCAGGTGGCACGACGCTGGCGACGTACAGTCACACGAACACATGGCGAAAATTTTAGAAGTTGCAAGGCTAACGCCTGACACTAAGCACTGGATGCCAACACAAGAACGGCCTTATCTTCCAGACCCTGCCGCGGTCCCTGACAATATGATTATTAGATTGTCCGGAGCTAAGGTAGACGGCGCAGCGCCAAAGGCGTGGGCTCATACTTCAACGGTTGTAACCGATGGATCCGAGACCTGCCCATCAGGCAGCCAGGGCGGAAAATGTTTAGATTGCCGCGCTTGCTGGAATAAAGAGATTCCAAACATTAGTTATGGTAAACATTAACATGGATTTTTTTAAGAATGGCACCGGCTGGTGCATACGACATAATCCAAAGAAAAAAGAAACTATAAACCGCAAGCCTCAAGCTCCTATATTTCGTAAGCTTCAAGCAAGTATCAAGCACCAAGCTCAGCAAGTGCCAAGCGACAAGCATCCCATCCAGAATAACAAGCGTCAAGCTTTAATCCTAAAGTAACAAGCTCCGAGATCCTAGAACCACGGTACATGGATATTGAAGAAGTTTTAGGGGAGCAAGGACCAAGGGCCTTGGCTAAGATAAAAGTATTGTGAGGATGCTTAATATGGAAGCCAATTTGATGAGGCGAGAATCGAAGTTTGTTACCTTTAGTTACCTTTAATTCGATAGTGCAAAAGTGCCCAAAAGTATTACAGACCAATAGATCAGGAGTACCAAGTAAGCTAATATTTTCAAGTCTAATAAGCGAAAAAGATTTAAAATTTTGCTTAACATTTTGGTAGAATTTAGCTTCTGGACCCATGTGTTTATCGAGGTAACCATGTCATGCATTATGAGTCTTTTTTAAGACTATCTGCAATGGTAAATTTCTTTTCTATTTGAGTTTTTAGAACCAATCTATGACCAGGTTGTCCTATAATATTACTCTCGTGTACTTCCATTCTTTTTATCTCTTCCAAATATCCGTCTCTTTCAACGTACAGTTTTGCATGAGATAAGGCGTTACCATTAGATCCTTTTTTAGATCCTTCAGTAAACTTAGACAGGAAAGTTTGTAAGTCGTGGACTAACATTTAATTAGTTTTCTTTTCCATTTCTAATATCTGAACGTACTCATTAAGTCTATCTATTTCTTTAGCTTGAGTTAAATTATGTTCTTTTAATTGTTTAATAGCTTTTGCAAAATCTCGTACAATAGCCTTAGTACCTTTAAGTTGATTATCTAACATGATAGCTTCAGACTTATATTTCTGCATAGCATATAATTGTTTCTTGTAATCAAAAAGATGAGTTACCTCATTTTCAAATGTTTTATCTTCGTCTTTCATACCTTGACAATATAGGATAGTTACCTTAAAAAGTCAATATGGGAGTTCCAAAAAGATTAACAGAAATGCAAAAAAGATTCTGCCAATATTTAGTATTTGGTGGGCCTGAAGGACCTGTTAATAAAATGGAAGCAGCTGAGTTAGCTGGCTATTCTATTAAAAGAGCTAAAGTTGAAGGTAGCGAGCTTACAAATCCAAGGCAAAGCCCTTTAGTTGTAAAATACAAAGATGAGTTAGAGCAAGAAAGAAATTTAAAATTTGGTGTTAATTATAATGGCCACGTAGCCGAACTAGCGCGTATTAAAAATCTTGCTTTAAGAAAGAATTCGTTTTCCGCAGCTGTAAACGCTGAAACAAACAGAGGCAAGGCGGCAGGATTATACATAGACAGAAAAATAATAAAACATGGGAAATTAGAAGACATGACAGAAGAACAACTAGAAATGAAACTGGCACAAATTGAAGAAGACTACGCAGGCCTTTTGAGTGATGATGTTGTTGACGTAATTGAAGATCAGTCAGCATCTTCAGAATCTTCTAATTGAGTCTTAATCATATCTACCATCCACGGGTTATCTCTAAACACACCCATCATTACGTTAGTTAACTGATTAACAACAGCCTCTTCAAACTCTGGTTTTTCTAGCGCAGCTTTCTCTTGATTCAATCCTGATATCTGTACCGCTGCATGCATTATTTCATGAAATATTGTGTTGGCCATTTCTTGACCACATAAATCGTGTTGCACCTGTATAACATTTTGTCTGTAGTCATACTCTCCAAAACAATCAGTAAGTTCCCATTTTTTATAGTTAGGTCTAACATATCTAATTTTAATATCTTTGTAACCAACTCTAACGTTGTTGGGCAAGTCATGGGTCTCAACAGGAATCGGTTTAGCTTTTTTTCTAAAATGTTTTGTTTTCTTTCTAATTTTCATTTCTGTATATGTATCTAAAAAAAAACAGTTTTACCAGAATTTTGTATCGCGCGCGCATAGGCAATCTGGTATATTGCTTAAAGTGACACTAAATAGTGTCACATGACACTTTTTAAAACCACAATTTGGCAGACATTAGTTATGTATACCAACACTTATAGCTCAAAGTGACAGATTGACACTTTTTTTTCAACTGTTTTACTTTTTTTTTTTATTTCTTTTCCCATACATATACACTGGAGTGTTTAGAATTGTTCTAAAGTGTATATTTACAACACATTGTGGCATTAATGTCACAATACAGCCTTATCTGCCTTTTTTCCGCCATAATATTTCCTCATCACGGACAACTTATCTTCAGCTTCTGCAATAATTTGTAACAGTTTGTCAATCTCACCTGTTATATCTATGTGTTCTGGTATAACTAAATTCTGCTCACATATAATTTCAATTTTATAATTAGCATCTTCAATTACAGCCTCATATCTTTTTAGAATTGTTCTAAACAATCTATCATTCATTTTGTAAAATCCTCCGCTTTCATTGGTTTGGTTCTTTCTTTTTCGTCGTGTTGTAATTCATTGTACATGTCTAATCTTTTAAGAAAAGCATGCTTCCACTTTCTTAATGAAAGTCCTTCAGTCTTAAACTCTTGATAATATAAGTCAGGCGTGCATACCATGATAACTCCCTGTTTGATTTTGCTACCATAGACATAGTCGTGGGCCATGGCATACGCTGCAATCTGCATGAAATAATCTTCGATCCATTCTTCTCTTTTCGGACGGTTACTTTGTTTGAAGTCAACAATAGTTTCTTTATTATTGTGTAGACATACAAGATCTGTTGAGCCTGCGTACAGACCCGGGTAGTGTAACGTAACTTCAGAACCATAATACTCTTCCACTGGCGCAAGACCAATCTCAATAATTTTGTCGGCCATGGGACGCGCCTCTTGTCCAATCCTTGTAAGATCAACGATGTTAGTCCCAAGGACATAGTGCTCCAAGAATTTGTGCATACATGTCCCCCTATTACTAGAATGGTTTTTGATTCTATCCGCCTCTTGCTCACCTACTTTTGCCTTCCATTTTTTTATAAAGTCTTGATTTTTTGTGGCTCCTAATACAGTAGTCACACTGGGAAGTCTATAATTACTTATCTCATAAACCCTGGTCCCTGTTCCAGGATCCGTGAGTTGTTTACCACGTATATAGCTGTATTTATTACTATGTTTTATCATATATTCTTTTACAGTTTATCCTTAATATCTTTTAGATATTCTTCATTGTCTTCACGTTCTTGTTTATTACGTTTAGATTGTTGGTAACTTTCTTCCAGGTCTCGTTGCTCTTGTTGCAAACGATCAAACTTCTCTTGATCTTTACCAAAGATCTCAGACCAACGTTTAGAATACACTTGATTAGTGGGTCTAGATTTACCATCGTATTTAAATTTCATAAGGTCCTTTCTTGTGCACAATTTCATGTTCGTTTAGATATTTTTCATATTCATCTTTAGGCTCTGGAAACAATAAACGAGATTTACTTTTACTACCTCTATACTTCATTTTATTATATGTAGCTTCTTTTATAAACCCGCCGTACTCTTTACCTGACCTATCTTTACCGTAAGTAGGAACAGTTGCTAAACCAAACTGAGGTTTATTTTTATTAGCTTTTTTTAAAATTTTAGCAATTTTTTTATCTTCGTCTATTTCCATAACCTTTTTTCCTATTAGAATATAATTTACACCATGACCAAGATGTTATCTTAGTTGACCAGTGATTTACAAACATTAAAAAATTATAAATATATTTATCAAACATCTCTTATCTCCCTCTCCATTGCTAGATCTACAACATTGTCATCTAAGCCTTGTATATCTGGTTCATAGTGATCTATCACTTGTTCTATCTTATGTAATTTAACTATAGCATAAGGCCATAGCTTTTTACAGACTGCTAGACAATCTCTAAAAGTAC